GTATCATCAGGTCCTACCTTCTCATTAATGTTATCAACAATAACACTATTCATTACATCCAAATTAGGAAAATCTCTGGTTGCACTAATTGGAATATCTCCATCTATGGTTCTCCAAACCGTAACTCCCCGACAAATGTTTTTGTGTGAATAGTGAGTATCTGAAGTAATCCAAACCCTACCACTAGTTAATATTTTATCAAATTTCATTTCTTATATTTTAAACTCAAACCTATCTTTCATTAATTGAATCTTATCTTCAGGAACTCCATGCTCGTTAACACCACCATGTCTATTTTCCACAATAATAGAGGTCACATAATAACCATACTTAATTGCCAATTCATAATATGGTTGAAGTTCCCACTCTTGTGTGAATGTGTTTGATACAGCAATTTTTGGTGTGTTCGACTCCATCGCATATCCAACATATTGTTGACACTCTTTATGTGCCTCTTTTATTTCAGACGCAATAAAATTGTAGTTCCCATCATTATCATAAAAATAATGGTCTGCCTCAAACACATTTGAAGTTAGTTGTTTTGCAAATGTTGATTTACCGCTTCCCGGTATTCCTCTAACCAAATATATCATTTTTTCCATAATACAAATATAATAAACAATTTGGTAATATTTATCAATACATGAAAATAATAATCACAGAAGAACAATATCAAATAATACTAACCAAAAATAGGTTAAAAGAGGATGTGAACCCATCACAAACAGCAATTAAAAATATATGTGATGCTGAAAAATTTTGTAGCTCTCAAGGTAAAATTACTTTTGGACAATTAAAGGCCATTGTCGAATCTGCAACTAAAAAAAGACTATATAAACATATTGGTGAAGGCGGTTTTAAAGCGACTTTAAGGTTATTACCTTGGTTCATACCTCAACTTGCTGTTGCCGGATTTGTAACATCATCTGTGAGGGCCATAAATAAAATATTAAAACCAGCTCTTACCGAAACTGATACATATAAAACATGGTGGGGTAAAGCGGTTTTAAAAGCCTTTAACTTATCGGAGGGTGAATTAAATTTAGACGATCCTTTGTTTGACGCATTCTTTATTTCCGATGGTTTAATGACTATGTTAGAGGATAAATATAAAATTAAATTTGCAAGACATATTGCTGAATTAGCAAGTACTATGTCGGATAATCAAGAAGTACCTGAGTTTTTTATTGAGAACGAACTAAGAAGTTGGATTAACGATAAGTTTTTATTGGATCCACCACTTAAACCAAAAAGAATAAACAAAAAAAATGTTGCATAAAAAAAAGGGAGATTGATCTCCCTTAATAATATTTTTTAAAACTTAAGAAACGGAAACCTTATAATCTATATTTGCTTCAATTGCTGCTTTAGTTTTTGGACCCATTTTACCATCAGCTTTTAATCCAGCATTAAAACATGAGTTTAACCTGTTTTGGATATTGGTAATCTCATCTGAGGTTTGCTCCATAATAATACTTTCATTAAGGAACTTTTGAATCCTTATCATTTGTCTTTGCGTTAGTTTAATTTTGCTCATATCTATTATATTTTTTTTTATTATCCAAGTTTATCATATGCGTCTTTTGGCATATTAGGTATTGGTGTAGGTGTAGGTGTGTCAGCACCATCAAGATTAATACCGCTATTATCCTTTGATTTTCCATCCTTAGAACATTTTTTATCTATTAATTTATTTACTTCCGCAACATTAAAGGTGTATGTTTTTCCGCCGCCACCATTGTAAATTGGGGGTCCGTCATCGCCGCCACTCCATCCTTTAGTGAAGTATAGGTTACTCTTTCCAGCAGGACACCATTTATATGTTTTCTTATCGGCCGGAGCTTGATTAAACACATCTAAAGTTACGTAAGTATATCCATAAGTATCAACCATACCCTTAATAGTCTTTAAACACTTATTATACACATCACCTGATGTTGGTGCTCCTCCTCCTCCAGTTTTTTTTGGTGTTTGATTATTGGATGTTTGACATAATTTATTTAAGTGTGGTTGTAGATAACCGTCTTCATCATAAAATAAATCACTTTCATAGTTAGTTAAAAATTTACCTTGTCCGCAAATATATGTTACAGTACCATTTATTGTCGATTCGTTATGAAAGTTAATCCCCCCCTTGGCTGGTATATCAACAGGAGTACCAAAACTGTTATCCACAAATTGGTACATGGTTTTTGCCTCTAAAACCCCCCCATTCTTTTTAAAGACCGCACCTTTAAATATTCTTAATTCGGTATTACCCCCAAGAAAACCATAATCTACCGGTTCAAAGTCATGTTTTTGAGTCGTTGTATATGTTTGAGGATTTTCATTACCATCTTCACTTAATTCCTCATCCATTTGGACTTTATTGTTCTCAACTTCATCACCATTAATATTTAATTCCTCATTAATAGCCCTTTTGTGCATATTAAGAATTCTTGCGATTTCCCCTTCCTCTAAAAATAATTTATTTTTCATATTAGAATTTTTATTATATAAATATATGATAAACCAAAAAAGGTGAGATTTCTCCCACCTTTTTTTAGGTCCAACATTGAATGTCAGATCTCCACCACTTTATTTTAAAGATCAAACAAAGAAACTATTCCTTATACATCCAAATCTTAACCACAAATTCATTAGTAAAGATATCATTAAATTGTCTATTTTCAATTCTACCACTCGTTAAATTATAATCAACCAAGTTTCCACAAATATGTCCCCACTCAGTATTATTCAAATTTAACTTATATCCTGATGGTGTTGAATAAATACTATATGTTGCCTGAACACCATTAAATGAATAGATTGTATTGGTTATAAACTTTAGGGTATCGGATCTTGCCTCATCATCCATTTGAGTGTTTAACACTTTTTTAATTACCCAAGTTGTGTTCTTCAAACTAACGGTAGAGTCAACAAAGGTTGAGTCCGTTATAATTGGTTGTGGTGCCAATGGTTGTTGAGGTTTAAACTCTCGTTTAATACAAGAAGCCAAAAACAACATAAATAATATTATATACTGTATATTTTTCATAATTATGATACTAAAGTTTCAATTCTATTTCTAACTTGCTCTGCCAACGATATCTCTTCTGTTCCAGTTACAATCACAGATTCTTTTAAAATCTTGTGAGGTATATGAACCAAAAATGTGTTACCATCAAAATAAGACAAATCTTCTTTTAAGTTTAAAGCCCCATCAATCATCATTAAGAAAATTTTAAATTGAGTTCCATCAACAAAAGTTTCGGAAAGCAATGTTCCAAACTTTTCGTTCATAACTTTAATATTGAATACTGCCTTTTTCATATGTGTCTTATTTCTACAAATATAGTAAAACTTTTCTTATCAAAAAATTATTTGACAATTATTTTCTCATATATTTATAAGTATGGATATAAAGATAAATGATAATATTTACAAGACCAAATTGGTTATCACCGGAAAGGATATTCAAAAAGGTATGATGGGTAGAAAGTTTGATAACACATTTGATGGTATGTTATTTTTAATGAAGGATGGTCCTCAATCATTTTGGATGAAGAATTGTATAACCAATCTTGATATCATCTTCATAGATAAAGGTAATATAACAAAAATACATCATAATTGTAAACCTTGCAATTCCGATGACTGCGAAAATTTTGAAGGTAATGGAGATATGGTTCTTGAATTACGTGGTGGTGAATGTAAAAAATACGGTATTGAGGAAGGCGATTCTATTGATATTCTATCTTAACTTGTTTTTTCTCATCAACAAATGATTGAACTCGTTTTCTTGCAACATCACAATAATTTTCAGACAATTCAATACCTAACCAACGACGATCTAATATTTCTGCTGCTACCATAGATGTTCCTGATCCAGCAAATGGATCCAAAATCACATCGTTCTTGTAGGATAATATCTTAATTGCCTTTGTTGGTATATCCATACTAAACGTAGCCTTAGTTAATGATTTAGTATCCGCAAAGTAATTCCACTGACCAAACACAAGTTCCATAAACTCTTTCTTGTCTTGTTCCTCATAAACCACTTTCTTTTTTATAGTCCCATCCTCCTGTTCAATTTCAGTAGGAACCCCTTTCCATTGTGGTTCACCTTTAATTTTTTTAATGTGTTGTTTTTTATATGCCAATATTACACATTCTTTTGGGTTATAAATATAAGGCGAGCTACAACTCATCCAAGAACCCCAAGCTGTAGTCTTACTTCTATGTGGTGATTGCTCTTCAAGATCAACAATACCAAAGAATTTAAACCCAACCTGTTTCATTACCTGATAAAATTCTGAAACAAAAAATACTCTTCCACCTCTACCTTGAACATTTGTTTCGTAAGGTATGTTAATTGATACTCTCCCATCATCTTTAAGTAATCGGTAAGCTTCCTCTAACCATTCTTTTGTCCAACCCCAATAATCACCCATAGGTAAAGTATCAATATGGGTATCATAATTAATCCCACAATTATATGGTGGCGATGTCACAACCAAATCAACACTACCTTCAGGTAATGTTTTCATTACCTCGATACAATCCCCATTTATTATTTTTCCTGTTTCTATCATTTCTATTATTTAATATTCTCCAAAAAATCCCATACTTCATTTGAAAACTCTTCGTGAAGGTCTCCGTCATCATCATATGATAAATCAACAATATATTCATCAACGCAATGGTCGACAATCATCTCGTGTATTTGTTCAAACTCCTTATCTGTTTGTTTTAATGCTTCATATTGCTCCTGAATATGATTTTTTTGTGTTGTTGTTAATTCCATTTTAGTTATTTTTTTCCAATGTTTCAATATGATGTTGCAAATAAAATAAAGCTTTTTTAAGGTCTTGTAACTCTTTATCCTTTTCTTTCTTTCCGGCTCTTGAGATATACTTTACAGTATTACCCAATGAGAATCCTAATTCCCAAGCGTCAATAACCTTAATTGTCTCATATTCATTATTTTCTCCTCCATAATGTTGGGGATGATTTACTTGTTCCATTATTCATCTTCTCTATATTCTTTTAATAACTCATCGTTAGACATTGTGCCGTATTTCCCAATAAGACCACTCATATCAATAAATGAGGTCATCATATGTTTTGTATCATATATTTGTCGTGTGACATCAAGTGATTTAACAATCTCACGAATAATCTTGTAAGGATCGGCATTTGAACCTGGTCTTCTATCTTCAATATAACCTTTCCATTCTTTTGCTGTGTCCTGAGGAACTCTAATTGACGCTCCACGATCAGATACACCCCAACTGAATTTATCAATTGCATGAGTTTCATATTCGCCAGTTAATCTTAGATTGTTATTTGATCCATAAACCTTAATATGATCTTCATGTCTTGATTCAAATGCGTTGAATAATGCCATGAAGTATTCTTCGTTCCCATCAAGTCTCATAATGTCTGTTGATAAGTTTGTATGAAGACCTGATCCATTCCATTCACCGTATTTTATTGGTTTAGGGTGAAGTTCAATCCCA